ACAGTTAATGAGAGTGTGCTACCGATTTGATTATCAAGACCTACAATATTAGAGCCTGTTACTTTAATTGTATATACCCCAGGGGTTAACGTACTAATAGGTAAAATAATACTCCACCCGCTATTAACCGGGCAAGGGAGAACTCCGCCGTTAGAGTAAGCATTGTAAACATCATTTCTAGTACCACTTAAAGTGGCGCTATGCGAAGATGAAGTGCCGATCGAAGTAATAATTTCAACTGTAACTGCAGTAGCATTTACGTACCCAGCACCATACGGTACTAAAGCCCAGCCATTTGAATTAAAAGTAGACGTACCTTGCGCAACACTTACAGATGGAGTGCTAACCGCAGTGTCATACGAACCGAAAGGGGTGCCTTGGACAGGGACAGGGGTTGGGGTAGGAGTCGGAGTCGGAGTCGGGGTAGCAGTCGGATTTGGAGTTGCAGTAGGGGTCGGCGTCGGGGTCGCCGGTATAGTAACCTGACTCAAACTACAACCACAAGAGTTAATTATATCACATTCCGGCTGATACGGAAAGCCATACTCGTCACTATAATCATCAATGCTGTATTGAGTACCACCACAAGAAACGTTCTCTATATGTAAATTTCCGGTGCAATCATACCATTGTACATCGGTAAACCCGCAACTACAATCTAGTCTCCAAATTGTATTATTATAGCATGCCATCTTATTGAGTATTAATTAATTGCGCGCTTAAAGACGTGTAGTATAAAATTTTTCTTTGTGCCATTAAAGGTTTTATTTCCTCACTAGTAGCATCTTTATTTTTATAACCAGGAGGTAAACTATACTTTTCATAACTTATATTCTTAATAATAACACTAGTGTTATCTGAAAAGTAAACAGTTACAATCCGGTCAGTCGGGTTGTCTATAATTTTTCTTACTTGTTCGACTGAGTAGGGCATAATTAAAAGTTTATAATAGAGGTGTTTCTAGTAACTTCTAGCTCAACGACCACTCTTGTCATTAGCTCTTCTATATCGTTTAAATAAACTGTTTCAAAAGGCTTAACGGTAAAATTCTTTGTAGTTGATATTATATCGTTTTGCGGGTAAGATGGATTAAATACAATTAGAGATAAACCGTTAGTAGATTGATCTTGATTAGTTGTAGTAATTTGCTTTACCCCGTCTAAAGCTAAAATACTACCGGTAATATCTGTAAGATTAACGGTAAAGCCTAAGGTAATGTTAATAGGACTAAAGTAAGACTTAAATATACTCTGTATTTGATCTTTAATGACGCTTGGCGGTATTTTTGAATCTCTTTGAAGAGTAACAACAAGTCTAGAGTTTGTAATGTCAGCCGGGTCTACTGAATCTTTACCGAGACCGATAGTAACTGCTTTATAAACTGGGTCCATTACTATAACTTCTGATGTTAATGTCTTTTTATCATTAACAGAGGAAACAATTAACTGCTTTTGAGATGGAGTTAAATAGTTTACGTAATTGTTGGTAATAAGCTTTGTAGCTTTAGGTAGAACGTAAACATATACATTATTAAAGTTACAAGCATCAGCAAAAGCCATTTGATTATAAAGTACTCTATAGTCTTGACCAGGATTAGTTAACCCGATATCATATAGGTATTTTAAGTGACCATTTACATACTCATTATTGTTAAGTACTTTAACGTCGTTAATAATATTAGCAAAAGAGTTTTTAATAAACGCTTGGTAGTCAGAAGCAGTAACTACTCTAAATTGAGATCTAAATGTAGCTGGAGCGTTTGCCCGGATACTTTCAACACTTTCAGCTTCGGTGTATGCAGTGGAAATGTTACTGTTATTAAAATTTAAATTTAACACGTTAGTATCATTTAAAATAGTTAAATCTGGACTTATAACGTCTTGTTTAATTAAATTAAACTGAGCAGTAGTGTATATAGTGGCTGATTGACCAGCAAGAGCGTTAGCTTGTACTTCTCCGTTAATGCCAGAAGATTGAAGATAATATACTGCTACTATGTCATCAGCTACAAGCTGTTGACCGTTAATGTTATCACCAAATTTAATTTCGTAATTTTTATTACTATTTAAACGTATTTCAAATTTAGTAGCGGTAGCGTTTTCTAAATATAACGACTCCACTCTGCTCCATTTTGCCCATTTTTCTGTAGTTGTACTTTTTACGTAGACATCAACGTTAAAGTGATCAATAGCAACGTCTGTACCAGGTATTAAGTATACAATTTCATTAGCTTCCCCGCGCGCTACATATAAGGGATACTCTATATAGGTACCTTGATAAAGTAGGTATTGATCTCCTACAGTAGATAAAGTTTCAGAACCAGACATTGTTTTAGTAAACGTAATATCGGTGTTGAACGATAAGGTAGTATTGTTTGAACGTACAAAAGTGTAACGTGGTATGGTATACGTACCAACCCCTAGAGCATTATTAGCTGAAACACTAAATGATAAAGTCGAGGTTTGATTACCAATAGGGGAATAACTAATGAGTTTTACAATTCTGTTAATGTTTTCGTAAATTTGAGAATCACTAAACATAGACTCTGTAGAAGTTTGATTCAAGTAATACATTAGCGTATGAAATGAGTACGCAATAATATTATTAATAGCTGTTATATTAGAGCCTTCGTAATTTTGATCAGTAAATAAGTTAGTCTCGTTTAAACGGGTTTTAATAAATTCTCTTAAAGAGAGAGCATCAAACGCTACATATTCGTTTTTACTGACATTGAGAGATGTTTGATCTGTAGTAGTATTCATATTATAGTAAGCTATATCCCTCTTTGTTCAACATTCCAGGTATAGTTATAGTTTTATTTAATTGTGGTATAACTATACTTAATGTAATAGTATACAATTGCTCGTCAATGTCGACATTAACATGTATATTAGTAACCGTTACTCTAGGCTCATATGTAGAGATGCCTTTTAGTATAGTTTCCCCTATTCTTTGGGCATTAATGTCGCTAGCAGGTTCAAACACGTACTGTAAGAGATTTAAGCCATAAATCGGATTTAATAAATTCTGACCAGGTAAAGTATTAAATAGGTTCAGCAACGAGTTCTTAACCGCTGCTTCGTCATAATCTACAGGTATATCTCTTTGTACTGGATTTGGAAAGTCAAGATGCAGATCAGAGTACAACTTTTTAGTGTTGGTAATATCTACTCTCTGTAGATTGTTGAAAGTTACGCTTGCCATACTAATTACTTAGGATTAGGCTGTAAAAGCCATAAGTAATAATATATCTTTTATGAAGAACAGTAAATTTATACCTCTGTACGAAACAATATACGATCGCTATAAGCAAGGCTCAGGATTTCTTCAGGGCGATGTAGTTAAGTTAAAGAAGGACTACAAATCTGCTGATAGTTACAAAGCTTTACCAGAAATGATAAAGCAACGCTTAGAAGATGCCGAAAAATCAGGTTATAACCTACGTATCGGTAGATTACACACCCCAAATAATAGTGCCGGTTCTCTAGGCATTAACACAAGTATGCCAGCTACCCATCTTGATCTTTTCCAAGAGCCTTCTCCGGGTTCCTATGGTAACTTGGTTACTATTCCTATTGACTTAGTTGAATACATAGATACCGGCGTAAACCTACCAGAAGTGTCGTCTAAAAATAAACGTCCAAATAAAGATTATATTAAGCCAGGTAAATGGAAAGCTAATAAAGACGAACCAGAGACTAAAGAGCAAAATCACTTAGGCCATGAACAAAACTGGATTAAAAAAGGAGATTACGAATTAGCTACTAAAAACAAAAAACCTTCTGTAGGTGGTAATAGTTATGACGATGAAAAGCCTTCAAAATTTAAGCCTCTTAAAGGTACTAAAAAATTAACTAAAGAGTCGGTAGGCCTAGAAGGACTCTATATTCAAATGCTCACTGAAGATGTAACTAACGATGTAGATCCACAAGGCTATTCAGTACCAGAAAAAACTTCAATGATTGAAGAGCGTATGGTTAAACCAGAGTGTTGGAATAAAGAGTCTAGTTGCGTTATGCCAGAATGTATGAATGAAGACGGCTCTGTTAAAGACGAATGCTGGGCTCCAAACTCTAGCGGCTCAATCCCTGCGGCTCCTGTAGTTCGTGATCCAGAAACAATGGAACAAACTTCTGCCGAGAGCAAAACTAAATTAACCGATGAAGCATATGTAAAAAGAACTATGATGCTTGATGATTTTATGCAAGAATTTGAAAGCGACGTGGAGAGCTTAAAAAAAGACTATATGAACCATCGCGACCAAAAAGAAGAAGAAGCTCTCTTAAATGCTATCGAATTAATAGCATCCGCTTACGATATTAATATAGTCGATCTTTAAAACTGACTTAAAGCAATAAGGCAGCTAAAGAAATTGATTTCTTGATCCATAACTAAAGCGCTTCTATATAAAGACTCTGAGACTTGCAGCAATGCAAGTCTTTTTTTGTCTTCAGTTAAGGAGCTCTTGTAAACAGCATTAAATAGATCTTTAAGTAGTTTAGGGTAATCGTTACCAAATGTTTGCTCGCTTTCAATAACGAACTTACGTATAGACATTAAGTCGTCTTTAGAAGATAGTTTCTCCAGGATATCTTGTGCGAATCCCTCATTATTAATAGTGGCTTGTAGATTGAGTGTGTTATTAATTACACTACGTTGTATGTAGTTAATAATACGTCTTAAATCTGGGTAGTAATAACGGATAACCTCTTTAACTCGGTCTACTTGATCGGCAGCTACTGTAAC